GTCTTGTACCATCAGCAAACACTTCAGTTGTTGTACCATCACCATTATCAATTGCACTTGTAAGATCCGCAGTTGGTTGTGTAAATGTTGAACCAACTCTTGTGTTATCTTGTATTACTGTATTTGTTTGTGCAGTATTGGTAGTAGGTTGTTCTTCTGTTTGTGCTAACTGTGACTGTATTTGACTTGCAGTAGCCAATGCATCGGTAGCAGTTTGTCCGTTACTAATTGCCGTATGGTACGCAGTTTGTGCTTCTGGACTCATTGCAGCAACACGGCTTTCTATTCCAGCAGTTTCTTTTTTTACTGTATCATATGTTGAAGGATTTGTAATTCCTCTACTTATAGCATCATTATAAGTCGCCCCATCTGTAGAACTAAACCCAGATTCTATACCAGCCTTTTGTTGATTATAATCTGTATAACCAGCCTGTTGAGCTGAATCATCTAATAATTTATTTGTCACAACCTGTGACTCAGCAACCGTAAATTTTGCAACATTAGTGCCAAGGTCAGATGACAACTGAGTCATATCTTCTGTAACCTTTGATGCGTCGTCCGCTAAATTGTTTAATTTATCAACATACGACGTGTAGGTATCATTAGCTTTTGTTAAATCCTTAGTTGTTTCGTCATAACTTGTTTTTAGAGTGCTATATGTGTCATTTAATGAATTGACTTTATCAGCAATATCATTTAATTTACTTGAGTAATCACTTGCTAAATTTGCATATTTTTCTTTAATCTCATCATAATTATCAAATTCCAAATTGTAATCTGGTGCATTTTTTGGATTGTTAGCAAATGCAATTGCATCATCTACTTTTGGTTTAAGTTTGTTGTAGTCTTTAATATAAGACTGCATGTCGTCATATGTTGACTTTAAACTTTTGTATTTTTCATTGGCGATATCGCTTAATGTGGTTACTGTATTTTTATAGTAGTCGTTTGCGGTTTTCTTTAAATCATTAAACGAACTAGTAATTGATTGAAGTGTTTCACTTTTTTCTGATAAATCACCATACTGATCTTTTATTGTTTTAGATAACTCTGTTAGACCAGCAGAAGCAAATGTTGATACTGTTGAATTAGTAATCGCAGTAGTGACATTTTGACCGCTAAGAATCGCTCGAGTTGCACTATTAACTGTATTGGTAATTAATTTACCATCAAGGTCGTTTGGATTAATTCCAACACTAGATAGTTGAGACATAACTAAACTAGATACACCTCCAGAAAATCCAGCGGTTAATACGTCTTGAAAACTACCACCTTTTAATGCAACTGTTGCAGCGGGCGCTGACGCACCTGCAATAATTTGTTGAATCGTTTTTTGTGTAGCAAGACTTGTTCCCTGCATTGCTTGCTGGGCTATGGTAGGGTTTGCTATTGTACCATCATCAGCATACCACGTACCATCGGGTCCTTGTGAATATTCACCTGGCGCAAACTCAGAACTAATTGCACCTCCAATCTGTGATCCTAAATACGCAGTACCCGCACTAATTGCAATTTGTTCTAAACTTCCACCGTTTGCGGCACTAACTGCCGCCGCGGCAACAGGATATGGCACACCAATAGCAGTAAGTGCTATGGTTTCAATCATAGGCAACGGGTGTTCTACAATGTTTTTTAGTGTAGAACCAATGGTTTGCACAGCACCACTAACTAAATGTTCCGCACCACTAATTACTTCACTAAATGCATTACCGGCCTTTTCAACAAGTTCGCTCATCTAAACCTCCACCACAAACTTAATTAGACCAGACTTTGATTTACCCGTTTCTTGCACGGGTATTCCCATATTTTGTATGGCACTAATTAATCGTGGGTTTTTAGTTTCACCGTGTCCTTTTTTGTAACCTGCTTTTTTCATTGCCTCAAAAAAACCTTGAGCGTTTCGTAGCATGTTCTTTGGTGAATCGGCATCTATTAAAGCAAAATTACATTCACCTTTTCCAATAATATGAATAAAGAAAAGCGTGTTGCCTTGACGCATAATTCGATATTCAGGCTTATCTAAAAGATGATGAAGTGCTGCATAGGTTTTATGAAACGATTTTTCTTTACCATGACGACGTAAAGATTCTAATACAATATTTTGAACTGACATTCTTCCAGACGAATCTTTAGACGGATGATTAATCGCTGGGGTATTCTCAGCTTTTAATTCCGCTTTGACTTTAGAAATATCAGGTGTTGTATTCATTCTATATCTACTAATGCAAAAAATAAGGGGTTTTCGCCCTAGATTAATGACTTTTTCCGTTAATACTTAATGTTACTTCGTTTGCCCAGTCTTGCCAGTTGTCATATTTGTCTGGCATCGGTATAGGAAACGCTGAAAATGTAGCCGAACCTGCTATAACATTAGCCGTATCTTTCCAATTTTCTTCTGGGTTGTATGGTACGTTTAATTGCCCATAATAAATAATAAAATTACCGTTCCAATCTTCCCAACTAGATAATTCTGGACTAAACGGAAAAAACTGTTCATTGGTTTTATTAACATAAATCGTCATGGTCGTTCATCACCAAATTCAGCCGTAATCATCAACCTACCCATTTCAAAGTTTCCATTAAGTTCATTTGATTCAAACTTTAAACGCATCAAACGATGCTCAACACGTAAGTCAATCTTATCAGTGTGTGGTTCAAAATAGTAGGGTCCAGAATTCTCTTCAACTGAACTATTAGCAAACTTACGACCTAAAATGGTCATTGACATGGTGCCAGCTTGTAAGAAGTTTGGCTCAACACGACGAAGATGCATACGGCGGTTAACACCAATTAATCCTTCTTGACTAGGACTACCAGTTAACCAACTAATGTCACTAGTAGTAATACTAGAATACACTGCATTTTCTGTGTTAAGGTTAACTTGATTTTGACCAAATTCATGTTGCCAAATAGTATATCCACTGGTTTGTTGATAAACTAAAGACCCAACAGCTACAGCACTAGAGGTGGCACCAGTAAATGTAATTAAAGTGACGCCAGGTGCCCCAATGGTCGCATCAATAATGTAGGTACAAGCGCTTACTTGAAAGGTTTGACTTGAGTTAGCCGATAATGAAAACGTTAAAATACTACCTGGTGAAAAAACTGATGTTACATCACCAGAGATGTACATTTGATTATTTGATGGGGCTGGTAAACTCGCTGGATGTGCAATAACTGTATAGGCTTGGCTAAATGACGGTGTGTAGTTCCAAGACGCCCATATTGGTGTTGGAAATAGTTCTGTGGTGTAACCACATGAACGTTGTGCCCCTACAGCTTGTCCAGCATCATACCAAAGTTTATCTTTAACATTATAAATAATAGCATCGGTACATTCTGTAGCCGTGCCACGAGGGTAAAAGAACCAAATCTCATTATATCTCGGTACCTTGGTTGCCCAAACTTTTTGACGTTGTGTGTAATTGAGATTGTCAAATAGGTAGTTTATGTTTTTGTCATTTGGTACTACTACGACGCTACCATTGTAAGCATAGAATCGATCAACACCCATCCAATAATACACACCATCCATTTCCACCACAGCATTTGATGACATGATGGAAATTTGGCTTGAAATAATGTCGTAATTCCAATACTGGTTTGTTGTAGTTGTACTGGACGCTGATGAATTAAACGAAACACGAACCAAACTGTCTGTTGACCAAAACAACCCAGAAGGTGAGTTTGTACCACCCCGCATCGACATACCTTTAACAATCTTAGATGCAGATATGTTAACTTGATTAGCTAATGTGCCATTCCAATCATAAAAAGATTGTTGGGCATATACACTATTGACATGGTTGTTAGCAATATATCCGTGTGATCCGTATACAAATATAAACGGGTACAATACGCAAACACCACCATCTACGCTAATAGGTTGATAAGTTGGGTATTGACCTGCACTATCAGATAACCCACTAAATGTCCAAGTATTACCTGATGTTGGCGTAATATTACCGACCAATAATTGAGACGGTACTCCATTATCTATGTTAACTAAGTTGTATCCTGGGTGAGCAAACATTTGTAATTGTCCGCCCGATGGACTAAACTGAGAATCAAATTGCCAAGTAATACGATATGGTCCAAGTGCTGGATCTGGTGTAAATACTGCAGTGTTATTTAACCAAGCATACGTAGGAGTGCCAGTGATGGTTCCTGTAACATTAATTGTTGTATTTGGAGATGTGTATGTTGCTGTTGTTGTAACAAAGTTAACAGGTGATGTTTGACTAAAAATAACATTGGTGCCCGTTGGAAATTGTGCTGTTACATTACCCGCAATAGTGAAACTAGAACTAGTTTGTGATACTAATTTAAATTGCACAGTGCCAGGCAATATGCTTGCCGAAAAAGGACCACTACCAACACCATAGTTAATACCACAATTAAATACGTCTAATTCTTTATAGTTTCCAGCAAAAATGTAGTTAACACCGTTGTATGGCTGAGAAATCATTCCACGATAAATACCGACGTTACTAGTAAACAGTGTGCGGTATCCACCCATTTTTTTAGGGTCACCACGTTGAAAACGACACCACACACCGTCGGTGTATTGTTCATTTTGAAACTGTGTACCATCGCGCTTAATCCCAGCCGGTATTGCTAGGCTGTAGATTGAAGTGTACTGGGATTTATCTTGTTGCTGGTTGTCAGCCGCCATTTAGAATGTTCCACCGCTAATAATGGTTGCGTTTACTTGACCTTTAATGGTAGTGATAGGTAAGGATAAGTTAGTAGCATTAATGTCAATAATTTCTGTACCATTTGCCGCCAATCCTAAAATACTCGTACCCGCTAAATACATACCAGTATTAGTGTCATTTAAAAACGAGTATGATGGGGCTGTTGCCGTTCCATTAAGTGCTTTAAATGATGATGTTGATGAAGAATTTAAAATGTATAAAAAAGTACCGTCACTTAATAATGTATATGTTTGACCAATACCTAAAGATAAAGGTGCCTGACTGCTTCCTTGGTTTTGAAATGTAATGACGTCGTTGACGTTAGTACAATTATTAACCATCACATATAATTGTGTAATTGCAGGAAGTGTTACTGCTAGTGTGGCGTTACGTGTGCCAGACTGTGATATGTATGTTTGAATAATTGGGGCGTTTGATACAAGGCTTAATGTGCCCCCAGAAATAGCGTCTACGTCATATGTTGCTGATGTAAAAACCACATTGTTAGGTGTGACCCAACCAACTGTAATAAATTGGTTTGAACTGTTATCAAAAAATATAAACCCAGAATCACCTGGATTAGTAACAATTGATGATTGTGAGTTAATGGTTTGAGGGGACGTTGGTGTAAAGGATAAAGCTCCAGTACCACTATTTCTAAAAGCAATAAACCAGCCTGCAGACAATGTTGTAACAGAGGGTAGTGCAATATTACCAAGCCCGCCAATCCAGTTATAAGTTAAGGCACGACTTGCATTATTAATACCAGGCGCAACGGATACATCAAGAATGTTTTGTGTGGTGGCTAACTGCCCGTTAACGGTTGTTAATCCAGCACCAGCCAATGTAGCCGCATCTGCAGCAGATGTTCCCGTACCAAACGTTACATTACCCCATGTACCAGCTGCTGAAGTGTTATCTTGTAAGTAAAAGTATTTAGATACACCAGTGCCGACCGTTACTGAGTTTGCGCCTGCGAAGTCTTTGATGAGAAATGAATTGGAACCAAGGTTACGGAACAAAATATCAGCACCAACGGTGCCTTGATTTGCTGCGGGTAAACTAATAGCCAATCCTGTGGTTGTAGCCACACAATCAATAATACGTGTTGCTGGGGTTTGACCAATACCTTGATTAACAATAGCAGGCCAAAATAATGGTGTGTTAACACCGAAAGAAAGTGATGAGTAAGATACATCCGTTGGGGTAACAACGGTACCTGTAAATGGTGAAGTATAAACTGGTGTAGTCATATATTAGGGCTCTTGTACGTTTGTATTGCGATCCACACGACGGATATCGTCTTCTTTTTTCAGTGCATTTACTGCGTCTGTGTAGTATTGTTTCCACACTGGGAGCTTGTCTAAAGCTTTGAGGTAGCCTTGCGCTTGTAGTAAAGCACCATAGAGCATTGCTTGAGGAGCAACTTGTGTCCACAGGTTTTGTTGGTTAGTGTCATCCAATGGCTGAATTTCAGCAAAATAAATAATCTCCACTGGATAATTTGTATTTGGTGACGGAGCAAAATTCCAGTTGCTATAGTCATAATCTGCGTAATACAAAGGCTGTCCGCCAGATGATTCTGATAAATATTGAGATACATAATCTTGACTACGTAACAATACTGGCTGTCCGTTAACCTTCATAGACACCGTTTTGCGCCAACGTGATGGCTTATTAAGCACAGTTTGGTTAGTAGCCAAATTAGTTTCTACAACAATTTGTTGCATGTGTGTTTTTAACTCAGCCGCAATAGAGGATTCTGCCAACGCAATGAGGTTAGGGATTTGAGCAATAAATTCAGCATCAGTACGCTCCATGTATTGCTGGATGTTTAACACCAGCGAATCGTAGGTCATTATTACGCTCATCGTGTGTAGTAGCTATAGTTAGGTTGAAAATAGATTGGGGACTTGTCACGGTCCTCTTCACTAGCTTGCAAGAATGCTTTTTCTGCTTGTGCTTCTAAATATGTAATTCTGTTTAAATCAACACCGGCTAATTGCATAGACATTGAATGCGACAATTGTTTCTGTATACAATTAATCCAACGATCTGGCACATAAATTTGGTTAGTTAACGAGCCAACGTCCATCATTTGTACCTCAACAATTAATTGAAACATTTGATATGGATTATTTGGTACCGGCCATAAATACATTGATGGCTCAATGGTTCTATCAAACCAATATTGTAAAGAACGAACGGAAGGGAATTGTTTGTTAGGTAAGTTCCAATAGTCATCACGATTAAGTCGTGCTAAAGGAATTACTTGTTGGCTGGTTGAGAATACGATTTGGCGCACAGAAAAACTTGATGCTACAGTTTCACGTAGGCGCCAATATAGGTGTGGCTCAGTAGTGGAAATATTATAGTATGCCCATTGATAGTCCTCCATTGTGATGGCTGGAAACTGCTCTTTTAAAAACCAGTTAACTCCGTCGTCGCTATACTCAAACGCTAAATTATAAGTTTGTGTTGTATTGGGTGCGTGGCAATTCCAGCCAACATAGTAAACACTTTGTGTTTGTTGATAGGTAGAACCAAAATAATTAGCATAACCTAAAGTAGAAGCTGGTGTGCTAAGTGTTGGACTTAAACTAAAAGCGGCTGGCGACGATGGGTTAGCAGTCGGTAAATATGAAGATGCTTGAATGTTTTGAATATACACCCAGTTAGCCTCACGAACATCAATAGTTGTCTTTGGTAAGACTAACTGTTGCTGTTGTGTAAGTGCACCATAAAGCTGATTTTCCAATAACCAAAGATTAACGCCACGATTAGATAAGTTTTGTAAATTGTAAAACAACGCCTGTTTGCCAGCATTCACTAGTTCAGGCGTCATTTCTTCTGCCGTTTTACCAGCATCACGGAACGCATAAGAAAGTAACTGGTCAACATTAATTGTTGTGTTACCAGTTGTATTACTGTAAGCCATGTTATCTTCCTCGGCCGGAGGCTCGCTTAGTTACTTTTTGTGGTAATTTATTGGTTGCTGGTCCAGCCTTTACAAACTCTTTACCAACTTTTTTAGGAATGCCAATTGTGCTTTTACCAGAAGCCGCGGCATACATTGCGGCTTGTTGGTCTTTAGACTTGTATGGCATTATTTCTTACCTACACGACCACCACGTTTTTGCATAGGCATACCAGTTGGGTTACCCATTTGGTCAACAGAAGGCATTTGAGTTGGTGCTTGTGGAGAACCATATTGCTGAGTTGCCTGTTGTTGTTGCTGTGCCAACT